CAATCCGAACGACGGCGACGCCATGAACCTGTATGAGCGCGTCAAGCGTAGGGACGTGGATCAATGCTCTTTCGGCTTCGAGATCGTCTCAGAGGAAACCGACTTCCGCGAGGACGGCACGATCCATTGGACCATCACCGACGTGAATCTCTATGAGGTGTCCGCGTGTACCTTCCCGGCCTACGAGGCCACCAACATCTCCGCGCGAGAGGCCCAGCGGGACGCCATGGAAGCCCGCCGCCTGGACGTGTGGAAAAACGACCAGAAAGCGAGGATCAAGCATGGCACTTAAAGCGCTGCTGCTTAGAAAGCAGATCGACAACAAAAAGAAGGCCCTGGAGGCCCTGCGCGCCAAGGACGCCGAGTTTACCACCCGAGAGGCCGAGCTGACGCAAGCCATTGACGAGGTGGAGAACGACGAACAGCGCGCCAGCGTGCAGGAGCTGGTGGACGCCTTCACCGCCGAAAAGGAGGCCCACGACAAGGAAGCCGCCGACCTTCAGACCGAGATCGAGGGTCTGGAGGATGAACTTAGAGCCGAGGAAGAGGCCCAGAACACCGAACCGCCCGCCGGGGCGCAGACGCCCGCGGGTGAGACCATGAGAGGAGCGAATACCGTTATGAACCGTGCCGCCGAGAAATTCTTCAAGCGCTTCAGCGAGGCCGAGCGGGCCGCCTTCGTCGCCCGCGACGACGTGAAGGCCTACCTGGGCGAGGTCCGCGCCGCCATCAAGGAGAAGCGCGCCATCACCAACGTGGGCCTGACCATCCCCGAGGTCATGCTGGGCCTGCTGCGCGAAAACATCATCAATTACTCCAAACTGTACCGCCACGTCACCGTCCGCCCCGTCAACGGCGACGCCCGTATGCTCATCATGGGCACCATCCCCGAGGCCATTTGGACCGACTGCTGCGCCAATCTGAATGAGCTGTCCCTGGGCTTCAACGACCTGGAAATGGACTGCTACAAGGTCGGCGGTTTCTTCGCCATCTGCAACGCCAATATCGAGGATTCCGACCTCGATCTGGCCGCCGAGGTGCTGTCTGCGCTGGCCCAGGCCATCGGCATCGCCCTGGACAAGGCCATCCTGTATGGCCGCAACGCCTCCACCACCATGAAAATGCCCCAGGGCATCGTCTCCCGCCTGGTGCAGACCGAGGCCCCGTCCGGCTATCCGGCCACCGCGCGCCCGTGGGCTGACCTCCACACCTCCAACGTGATCTCCATCACCGCCGCGAACAGCACCGGCGTGAAGCTGTTCCAGTCCATCGTCACCGCCTCCGGCGCGATGAAGGGCAAGTACAGCCGCGGCGAGAAGGTCTGGATCATGAACGAGGCCACCTATACCAAGCTGGTCGCCGAGGCCCTGACCATCAACGCGGCGGGCGCTATCGCCTCCGGCGTCAACGGCGTTATGCCCGTGGTGGGCGGCATCATCGAGGTGCTGTCCTTCATCCCGGATAACGTCATCATCGCCGGCTACTTCGACCTCTATGTCCTGGCCGAGCGCGCCGGTTCCCGCTTCGCGTCCTCCGAGCATGTGCGGTTCCTGCAGGATCAGACGGTGTTCAAGGGCACCGCGCGCTATGACGGCGCGCCTGCCATCGCCGAGGCGTTTGTGGCCATCGGCATCAATGGCGCCACGCCCAACGCCACCATGACCTTCCCGACCGATACCGCGAACGCCTGACCATCCCGGAGGTGATGTAAATGGACAACCTGCTGACCATGCTCAAGGTGGATTTGGGCATCCAGTCCTCCCAGGCGTATGACGCGCGGCTGAGACAATACATCACCTCCGCCAAGTCGTTCATCGTGCGGGAGGGCGTGCTGACCCTCAACGCCTCCAGCCCCGCCGACGCCCAGCTCATCGTCATGTACGCCGCATGGCTGTGGCGCCGGCGCGATACCATGGAGGGCATGCCGAAGGCGCTGCGCGTGGCGCTGAATGACCGTAAATTCAGGGAGGCGGTGCAAAATGACTGACACCACCATCATCCTGATCGGCGCCACCCGCGAAAAGGACGCCCGCGGCGTATACCGCGACACCGGCGAGACCACGCGGGAGGTTTTCGCAAAGGTCAACAGCGTCACCCGCGCCGAGTTTTTCAGCGGCGGTCAATCCGGCTTTCGGCCTGAGTACCGCTTCGACGTGTTTCATGCCGAGTACCAGGGCGAGACCGAATGTGAGTATGACGGCGTGCGCTATGCCATATATCGCACCTACCGCAACCCGGCATCCGATTACATGGAACTCTACGCCGAGAGGAAGGTGGGCGTCCATGGCGCGTAGGACACCCATTGAGGAGCTGTCAAAGGACATCGGCAAGATTCTCGCCGAGTACGAGGACGACGTCAAGGGCAACGTGGCGGAGATCGTCACGCAGTCCGCAAAGAAGGGCGCCCAGGCGCTGCGCAGGGCATCCAAGCAGGCCACGGAGACGCACACCGGCGACTATTACAAGGGCTGGACCTCGCAAGTCAACAAAGGTCGTCTGAGCACCACGGCGGTGATCTACAACAACCACCCCGGCCTCCCGCACCTGCTGGAGCACGGCCATGTCACCCGCAATGGCACGGGCCGCACATTCCCGCCGACGCCGGGCCGTGAACACATCGCGCCCATCGCCGAGGAAATTGAGCAGACCGTCGTCAAGGAGGTGCTGAGCAAGCTATGACTTATGAGCAAGTCGCCTCCATGATCGCGTCCATGGGCCTGCCCAGCGCCTACAACTATTTCAAAAAGGGCGACAAAAACCGCCCGTCCGGCCCGCCCTTCATCGCCTTCATCTACCCTCAAAACAACGACTTTGTGGCGGATGACCACAACTATATCCACGTTGAGCAGCTCCAGATCGAGCTGTACACCGACAACAAGGATTTTGACCGCGAAACGGTGATCGAGGACGTGCTGAACGCCAACGATCTGCCGTTTGACAAAGACAGTACATACCTCGACGACGAGCATATGTACATGACGACCTATACCACGGAGGTGCTGATAAATGGCTCTCGGAGCGAATGAGAACAAGGTAAAATTCGGCCTCAAGCGCGTGGCCTTCGCGCTGGCCACAATCGCCGATGACGGCAGCGCGACCTATGAAGCGCCTGTCACCTTCCCCGGCGCGCGCACTTTATCCATGGAGCCGCAGGGCGCGGGCGAACCCTGGTACGCCGACGACGGCGTGTACTACTACAACAGCGCCCCGGCATCCCGACAGGGCGATCTTGAAATGGCGCGCATGATCGACGCCTTTAAGAAACAGGTCCTCGGCTACATCGCCGACGAGAATGGCATCCTGCTTGAAGACATGAACCCGGAGACCGTCCACTTCGCGCTGCTGTTCGAGACGATGAACGACCGCAGCCCGCGGCGCTATGTCATGTACAACTGCGTCGCCACCGCGCCCACCGTCGGCAGCGCCACCAACGAGGGCAGCAAGGAACCCCAGACGGAGACCTCCACCATCGCCTCCACCGGCATCTATGTAGAGGGCTTCGGCGCCACCGGCAAGTGGTTCGACCACGCCGAGACCACCCCGGAGACCGACGCGACGGCATACGCCAACTGGTTCACCGCCGTCCAGGTTCCCACCCCGCCTTCTACGCAGCAGGGGACGTCCAACACCCAGCAGGGAGGCTAATCCATGGCGAGTAAGAAAATCGTGATCGGAGGCCGCGAGGTCGAAATGCTGGCGATGTCCAGCTGCAACTTTTACTATAAACGCCTTTTCGGTGAAGACCCCTTTACCATCCAGGCCCAGGCCGCGACCACCGAGGGCGGCGAGGGCATGGGCGTGACCTTCGCCATGCAGATGGGTTTCATCATGAAGAAGGCCGCCGAGGCCCACGGCGACCGGAACATCATGAACGCGCTTACCCTCGATGAATACCTGGACTGGATCGACCAGTTTGGGACCTTTGATTTCGTCGAGCCGTCCGGGGAGATTATCACCCTCTACGCCAGTCAGAACAAGATGACCTCCGTCGAAAAAAAAGAGGGCGGCGAACCGAGCGCCAGTTAAATACCTCGGTGTTTATCCTGCGCGCGCTCCAGGTCGGGCTCACATTGCCTGACCTGGATTTTTTAGAGACCGGCGAGGTCATCGACATACTGATCGAGCGCGGGAATGATGATTTTAATTACGCCCTCCTGCCGGAGGATGACGAAAGCCCGTTTTAAGGTGGTGAGACAATGGCGAGCAAGAGGATTCAGGGCATCACAATCGAGATCGGCGGCGATACCGGCCCGCTTCAAAAGGCCCTCAAAGGCATTGACGCCCAGCTGAGTAAGACCCAGGGCAACCTGAAGGACATCAATAAGCTGCTGAAGCTGGACCCCGGCAACACCGAACTGCTGGTTCAGAAGCAGAAGAGCCTGCAAAAGTCGATTGAAACCACCTCAGACCGGCTTAAAGAACTGAAAAAGGCCAGGGACGAATCGACAGCTTCTGATGAGCAGTATGAGGCCTGGGCCAAAGCAAACGGAAAAATACAGAAGAGCATTACCAGGACCGAGAATAAGCTTTTAGAGCTAAAAAAGACCTTGAAAGAATCTGATAAAGATTCGCCGGAATACGAGAAAACCCAAATCGCGCTAAAAAAAACAGAAGAAAAGCTGGAAAGTCTGAAACAGAAACAGACGGAGACCCGGCGCGAGTTCGGGAATCCGATGTCAACGGAGCAGTATGATGATCTTCAGCGTGAGATCATCGAGACGGAGCAGCGCCTTGAGGGTCTGAAAGACGAATACCGCGACTTCGGCAGCGTGGCCCAGCAGAAGATCGCCGCCGCCGCGCAGGCCATGCAGGAGATGGGCGGCAGGATTTCCGACGCCGGGCGAAAGATGCAGGAGATCGGCGGCATCATCCCCGGCGAGCTCAAAAAGGTCGGAACGGCCATCAATGAGCACGTGCTCCAGCCCATGATGCAGGTGGTCAAGGTCGTGGGCGCGGCGGGGATCGGCGTCACCACGGCGCTGACCAAGGGCGCGGTGGACGCCGCAGCCGAGTATGAGCAGCTGGTGGGCGGCGTGGAGACGCTGTTCAAGAACAGCAGCGCCAAGGTCATCAAGAACGCGAAGAACGCCTATAAGACCTCCGGGCGCAGCGCCAACGACTACATGAAGACCGTGACGTCCTTCTCCGCGTCCCTGCTCAACTCCCTCGGCGGCAACACGGACAAGGCCGCAAGGCTGGCGGACATGGCGATTCAGGACATGTCGGACAACGCCAATAAATTCGGCGCTGATTTTGACAGCATCGAGGCCGCATACCGCGGATTCGCCAAGGAGCAGTATAACCTTCTCGACAATCTGTCCCTGGGCTACGCGGGCACGAAGGCGGGCATGGAGCAGCTGATCCGGCGCGCCGAGGAACTTGACAGCACCTTCAAGGTAACGCACAAAACCGTCAAAAAAGGCAAAGAAGTAAACGATGAGCTGGCCTTCTCCTATGATGACATCATCAAGGCAATCCATATTGTGCAGAAGGACATGGGTGTCACCGGCACCACCGCCGCCGAGGCGTCAAAGACCATCGAGGGGTCTTTCAATTCGATGAAGGCCGCCTGGTCGAACCTGCTGACCGCCATCGGCACCGGCGAGGATGTGAAGGGGGCCACACAGAACGTCCTTAACACCGCGAGCACCTACCTCAAAGAGAACCTGCTGCCGACGATCAAGACGTCCCTGTCCAGCATCACCACCGTGGCGGATGAGGTCTGGGCGTGGCTGGAGCCGCAGCTGCCCGCCATCAAAACGAAGTTGGTCAATTGGCTGAACAAGAAAATCCCGGAAATTCCCGGCGACATCGCCGAGGCACTGACAAACGCCTTTTATGTGATCCGCATTGCCATTTCTGCCGCGTTTGCGGTGATAAGCGCGCAGCTGTCGAAGTGGATCACCGGCGATTATAGCCTGGCGGGCAAATTCCGAAACTCCTTCATTAATGCGAGAAAAGATATTGAGGACGCGCTGAGCAAGATCGGCGGGGCGCTGAGCCGGTTATGGAATGAGACACTTGCGCCATACTTCAAGGGCAAGCTCAAAACGTTCATCAACGTTACCCTCCCGAAGCTGGGTGACATCCTCGGCGACATCGCCGACAAGATTTCCGGCCTGATCGACTGGTTTAACGACCTCGATCCTGAGATCAAAGACACCATCCTCGACGTCGGTCTGGCCATCATCGCGGGCAGTCTTGCGGTGTCCGGCATCGGAAAGGTGATTACAGCCGGTGGTGATCTCATTTCGAAACTGGGCGATGTAGGTCTGGCGATAACCGGGTCGGGCGGCTTATTATCTGCTGGCAGTAAACTCATTGGTATGCTGTCGAATCCGTGGGTCGGCATCCCTGCCGCCATCATCGCCGTGGGCGCGCTGGCCGTGGTCCATTGGGATGACATTAAAAAGCTGTGGAACGACGGCACTCAGTGGGTTAAAGATAAGGTAGATTGGCTTAAACAGGTCGTGCCCGAAGCCTGGAAAAAACTGTGGGATAAAATGCCCCAGCCGGTAAAAGATGCAGTCACAGCAATACGAAATTGGCTAACCAAATTGATTAGCAAGATCAACACCGCGCTTCAAAAACTCGACAAATTTCTTGAGAAGAACCAACAAACCAACGACACCGACAAGTCAAAGGCGCGGACGGAATGGAAGGGCGGTTACCGAAACGATTATGGCGAGGCGGTCAACATTCCATCGTTTTTTGCCAAGGGCGGCATCCTCGGCGAGGGCCAGCGGGCAATAGTCGGCGAGCACGCCCCAGAGTATCTGCGTGTGGTCAATGGCCGCGCCATTGTCACCCCCATGTCCAACCAGCCCGGCAGGCTGGGTGGCGACACCACCGTCAACATCACCATCAACCCCCAGCCCGGCCAGTCCGCCGAGGACATCGCCGCGGCGGTCAAGCGCGTTTTCGTGCGCGAAATGCAGCAGAGGGAGGCGGCCTATGCGTAACTACCTGACCCTGGACGGCGTGGACAGCCGTACCTTCGGCCTCTACGTCAACGGCGTGGACACCTTCGGCGCTCCGGCGCGGGAGGTGTCCACGCTCCAGATCCCGGGACGCAATGGGGACATCATCGTCAAGGCGGACCGCCTGCAAAACTACGATCTGACCTATAGCTCCTTCATCGTCCGCAACTTCGACGCCAACATCGCCGCGCTGCGGGCGTTTCTGCTGTCACATACCTCCTATTTTCGTCTGGAGGACACCTATCACCCGGACGAATACCGCATGGCCTTTTATCGCGGGCCCTTCACCCCGGCGGTCAATCAGCGCCTCAACGCGGCGAAGTTCGACCTGGTGTTCAACGTCAAGCCGCAGCGGTTTTTGAAGTCGGGGGAGGAGTCCATATCTTTGGTAAACGGTGAGCGGATCACCAACCCCACGCGATTCACCGCGCGGCCCCTGATCCGTTTCAACGGCAACGGGTCAATCACGGTAGGGACGACCACCGTCACCATCACCAACAACGCCAACCGTGATGTGTATATTGATTGTGATACCATGGACTGTTACACCGGCGCGGCGAGCCGTAACGCCGATGTGACCATCAGCGGCACGGACTTCCCAAAGCTGTCGCCGGGAGTAACGCTTGTAAACTACACATTTGAAAACACTTTCCAGTCTTTGCCCGCAATTACTCCGAGGTGGTGGACAGTATGATCCCGATTCTGTACGAGGCCACGGAAACGGCATTTCCCTCCAACGGCGTGTGCCGCCTGCCGGATTGCGGCGTCTGCCAGGTGACGGAGGAGCGCAACGGCGTTTTCGAGTGTATGTTTACCTACCCCATCACCGGGGCGCACTTCTCCGACATCAAAGAGGGCCGGATCATCTTTTGCACCCACGACGAGACCGGGCGCGCCCAGCCCTTCGACATCTACGCCAGGTCTGAGCCCATCGACGGCGTGGTGACGTTCTACGCCCACCATATCAGCTACCGCCTGGGGCGGGTGATCCTGAAGCCCATGACGGCCACGTCCTGCGCCGGGGCCATCAATGCCATCCCAAACAACACCTACAACGCATGCCCGTTCACGTTTTGGACGGACAAGACTACCGCGGGCAACTTTACCACCCACGCGCCGAAGCCCGTCAAGGAGGCGCTGGGGGGCTCTCAGGGCAGTCTCCTGGACGTGTATGGCAAGGGCGAATACGAGTGGGACAGGTTCGCGGTCAATCTGTACCTCAACCGTGGCCAGACCACGGACGTGACGATCCGCTACGGCGTCAATATGACCGGGTACAGCCGTGACCTCAACTACTCAAGCGCCTATAACGCCTGCGTCCCGTATTGGCTCAATTCCTCCACCAATGAGCTGGTGACGCCCGGCGTGGTGTACGCCACCGGCTATGACGCTTCCAGCGCCGAGCCCGTGACCATGGATCTGTCCGCGGAGTTTGACAGCGCCCCGACCCAGCAGCAGCTCATCGACAAGGCCGCCGCCCGCATGAACAGTAATCAGTCATGGCTGCCGTCGGATAACATAACCGTGTCATTTGTCCCATTATGGCAGACCGAGGAATACGCCAACGTTGCGCCCCTCCAGCGCGTCCGGCTGTGCGACAAGGTCAATGTGGTCTATGGGCCCGGCGCGGTTGAAATCAAGGGTGTGCAGGTCATCCGCACCGTTTACGACGTGCTGCTGGACCGCTACGACAGCATGGAGCTGGGCACCGCCCGCGCCACGTTTGAGGCGCTGCTGAAGGCCGACATCACCGAGGCGGTGTTTGAGAATGTCCCCACAAAGTCCTTTTTGGAGGAGTTTGTCGATTACGCCACCGAGCTCATCACCGGCAATAGCATCTTAGGCGGGCGTGTGATACTCCACAAAGACGCCACCACCGGCGAGCCCTACGAGCTGCTGATCCTGGATAACCCGGACATTTCGCAGGCCGTCAACGTGTGGCGGTGGAACAGCGGCGGCCTCGGGCACTCCTCCCACGGCTACAATGGGCCTTATGATGATGTCGCCATCACCATGGACGGCAAGATCAACGCCAGCGCCATCGCCGTGGGCGTGCTCAACGCCGCAATCATCAAGGCCGGGGTGCTGTCGGACGCAGCCGGACTGAACACATGGGATATGGTCTCTGGTGCGCTCAACATGACCACCGGCAGCATCAACATCGGCAACGGTAATTTTGTCGTCAATAATAACGGCACGATGAGCTGCAAGGGAGCATCAGTCAATGGCACCGTGGAAAGCTATTCGACATCGCGCACAAACTCGGTAAAAATATCAGAAGGCCAAATAACCAGCGGTCAAGCGGGTGCCGTAATCCGGTTTAATAATGGATTTAATACCGGACAAAACCAAAACCAGCAGATTGAACTTTGGGGACTTGAGCTCTTTTTGAGTATAAACGACCTATATATCACGACGTATAGAGATGGTACAACCGCATACCATGGGATAACGGATGAGTTCGAAGTCGAAAACCCAAATTCCGGTCTGACCTATACGCTTAAATTTGTAAACGGCATACTTGTGTCGCCTACATAGGAGGTTTGAACATGGCACTGAAAAAAAACGAGAACAAGGTTAAATTCGGCTTGAAGCGCGTGGCCTTCGCCCTGGCCACCATCGCCGAGGATGGAACCGCCACCTATGGCGATGTCATATCCTTCCCCGGCGCTCGCACCTTATCCATGGAGCCGCAGGGGGCCGGGGAGCCGTGGTATGCTGACGACGGCGTGTATTACTTTTCCAGCGCTCCGGCCTCTCGCCAGGGCGACCTGGAAATGGCGCGTATCATCGACGCATTCAAGCGCCAGGTCCTCGGCTACATCACCGACGCCAACGGCATCCTGCTGGAGGACATGAACCCCGCCGAGGTGCATTTTGCCCTCCTGTTTGAGACCATGAACGACAGGCGCCCGCGGCGCTATGTCCTTTATAATTGCATGGCCACCGCGCCCACCGTCGGCAGCGCCACCAACGAGGGCAGCAAGGAGCCCCAGACCGAGACCTCCACGATCATGTCCACCGGCATCTATGTGCCCTCTCATGGCAAATGGTTCGACCACGGCGAGACCACGCCCAGCACGGACCCGGAGGCATACGCCAACTGGTTCACCGCCGTCCAGGTTCCCGGCGCGCCTGCCGGTCCCTACCCGATCAGGAAGGCAAAGGGTAACCCGGTGGTCATCACGGACGCCGCAGGCGGAATGAACATCGAGGAGCTGTCTGCGACCATCAACGCGACGCAGGACGGCAGCGGCACGCCCACGCCTGACAACGTGCGCGCCATAGAAGGCCGCAGCGGCGTAAACGTGGACGTCAACAGCACGCAGTTCGCGGTCGAGTGGACGACGGAGGCCGGGACCATCTACGGCGGCACGGTGGATGTTATCACCGGCGCGCTGACCGTGACCCATGCCATCATAACACTGGACGGCACGAACGTCGCATACACCGAAAAGGG